GGGCAGACGCCGCCACGGTCAGGAGGGGCTCGTCGCGGCGGCGCCGGGTAAGCAGCGAGCGCAGAGACTCGCGCCCCTGGAGTATGTCACCCCCGGTACGCGGCTGCAACTGGGCCGCGCGAGCAGCTACTGCAAGGCCCACAGTATCAACATGATCGCGGCCGAGAGCAGGAGACATGACCCGAACGGGCTGTCCTGCATCCAGACGTGCAGCCGAAACAATGTCTGCCAGAACCTCGCCCGGAGATCCTTCCTTGATCCAGTCGGCATGCACCCTCACCTGTCCGTCCACCACCTGAAGCAGAACCGCAGTGGTGTACTGGGCGGTCGCGTTTACCGCAAGCCACCACTTCTCCCGCGTGCGGTGTAGAGTGGCAGCGATATGCTCGTTGCCGAAACCATCGTAAACTGGCAGGCCGGGCCTCATGGATTGGGCGTAGGCAAGCGCGTTGGGGAAGTCTTTACGACCTGTAGGAAAAGACAGGAGCTGGCCACGGGCTTCAGCACTGACATCCACAAATTCAACTTCTCCTGCTTTGAAGAACGGTTGTAATCCCCTGATAAAACTATCTTTTCCCCTTGGAGGAACAAGCCGGCGAAGCGGCAAGAGCTGACGGCGCTGAAGGGCTCTGTGCCGCAATGGCTGCATGATGAATTCTTCGAGCCCGGTGGCTTCGACGCCGAGCTCGATGGGAGAGAAGCGATCGTCGGTTTCAAGGATGTCCTCCACGATCTGGTCAGGAAGCCAGAGCTGGGCATCGCCACGCCACACGATCAGGCGCGAGCCTGTCCAGCTGAACACTGCCACGCCGGTCATAGCGGACTTGACGCCTACAGTGCGCGCCGGATCGTAGGCAGCATAAACCGCCTGCCACGTCCGCACATGGGCCTTGGTCCTGGCCATTCCCTCGCTGAACAGTCTTGCGCCCGGGTCATCGGCCTCACACATATACTCGCAATTGAAGGCATGCAGCATGCCGCGCCGCTCGTACTCGGCGCGCTTGACAGCGATTTCCTGGAGGCTGAACTTCTCCGGCCACAGGGCTACCCATTTGCCAGTAGGCAGGTCGTAGCGCTCCACGCCGCTGTCAGCCTGCCCCATCACTGGAAAGCGGTGGTGCTGCCACGCCGGGTCGCGGGCGATCTCGGCGATCACCGCCTTGTCGTCCAGGCGATTACCCAGAAAGCGGATACGGTGGTCCTTGGCGAGCGCCGGAATAAAGGTCCTATAAAGCCAGTCCATCGTCTTCTCGCGCATCTCCGGAGTGCGCACGCTCTCTTCGTCCTCCAGATCGTCGATCAGCGCAAAGTCCGGCCGGGCATCAAGGTGGCGCATGCCTCGCATCGACATCCCGGCTCCCAGGGCCTGGATCGCCACCCCGTTCGCCAGAACGATTTTCCCTTCGCCCCACTTCTCTCCCTGCTGCTGGCCAAACAAATACTCGACAGAAGGATTGATCGACAGCTCGTTCTTGACGGCGTTGAGCCGTTCGCAGGCACGCTGGTAGGAAGCCCCGATGACCACTGCATTCTTAAACTCGCGCAGAAGCGCCTGGATGACGATGCCTTCCTCTGCCAGCGTGGACTTCGCTGAGTCGCGGAAGCCTTCGATCACGACTTTATCTTTGGACGAGTGGAAGGCATCAATGATCTGGTTGTGAAAAGGCGGAGAAGGAAGAAGGTGACGATGTTTGAAGATGACAGCGTGCGCGAGCCGGCGCTTGATGCCCAGTTCGATTCGCAATTTGTCACGATCGAGTTCCTCCGTCACGTAAAGGCGTCCTTGATTGCCGAGTGCCAGTACTGGCCAGCACTGGGAGCGGTGATCAGCTCATCGTATATCTCTTGCGGGACATCGTGGTAAGTGTATGTTCGCCTGCTGGCGAAGACGATCTTCAGCTCTTTGCTGTCCGTATCGTACTCGGCGCCGGTCAGGGCCGACGACTGCAAGGCGCTCGATAGCTGCATGGGAGGTCTCCGTGGAAGATAGCCCCGTGCCATCGCACGTTGCCGATGGCGAAGATAGTAAACCATGGTCGATCGCCGAGCAAGTGGTGGAAGACCGCTCGGTTAAGTTTAGGCTCGAATTCTCGTCGACGCAAAGCGATATTGTACGTGCGGCGCAGACCGGAGAGACGGTAGTGCCAGGGCTCGGAAACGTGGCAGGCGAGGCGCCCCCGGCCACTGACCGGCAGCTGTGGCTGCGGATATGGAACGAGAACCGCAACCGGGTTCTGGTACTCGAATTTGACCGTGACGGGCTGCTTGTCGCATCGACAGTAGAAGGACTTGCAGAGCCGGCTCGAGCCGGCTAGGAAGAGCTGGCCACGGGGTCCTGTTTGCCGCTCAAGCTGGGATCGTGGTGTTTCTCCTTTGATACCTCGGACTTGCCGGCTGGTTCTTTGACAAATGTCCAGGATCAGCCGGATTTTTTTGTTGCCATCCGCCATTGCAAATAGAGGATGAACTCGTCAGCGTGCTGCATAGCCGTGTTCACGTTCAGTAGGCATGACCGGCACATCCTGACCATGCTGCCATCGGATAGAAGCCCAGGTGCTTGCCGGTCGATCACCAGCATGCTTGCGTTCTTGCACATGGGGCACCAGCCTTGCACGGCTTTGTTCTCTTTTTCTAGCCCGACGCATGTCAGACACGTCGATGTCAGCCGGCCACGGATACCTTTGCTGAACCAACTGGAATTGTTGGCAAATACTTCTTTGCAGCGCACGCAGCTCTTGGTTGGACGCCTCCACAACCTCTGATAGTCACTGTTCTTTTCTCTCCAGCTTTTGTATTCCTGGTGCGTCATTTGTTGCGCTTTTTCTCGTCTCATGGTTGTGTTCTCCTTATGTAGTTTCATATTTCAAATTTTGTGTGATGTCAAATATTTTGTGAGGTCCGTGAAATGTGATGTGTACTTTGGAGGGTACTGACAAAAATTTCCAACCCCCGCGCGAGGCCGGCCGAATACCCGAGTTAGCCAGGAAGGCTCCAAGCTCAGCGAACATGAACATTCCTACAGAATGTTCAGGTAGATGAATGAATATTAATGGTATTTAGGTAATAGACAGCCGGTGCGTAGATACCACAGATTAGCTCGCATGTGGCACAAGCGCACAGCGCATAACATCGACGTAAGAATATTGCGCCGTGCCGCTAAGCAAGCACCGCGCCGCCGACCACAAGCTCAATGATTTCAAAGGTGTTTATATGATTTAGTTAGAAAAAGGGTTCAGACTTTAGTCTTAAGTCTTTGAAATCATTAGACCTATTATACATCTACTACTATCTAATATTAAATTTTATATATATATATATCCATGAATGTTAACATGCACCCTCCTCCTAGGAGTATGCCATTATCTTCCTACCCCTCCCCCAGGGGTAGGTACATTATTTTATACCCTAACTCTCTGGAATTTGACCATTAAATGCATTAGTTGTATTAGTGGTCTAACATATTTCAGTATTTTCAGTTACTTGCACGGAGTTTGAACTAATACAAATTAATAAATTTCATCTACATAACCTGTATTAGCTGTGTTAGACCTGCGACAACCAGCCACATTACCCCCCGACGGGGGGAGGCATTTATAGAGGCTGCAATCAAAGGGAGTCCTGCCATGCTTACCGACGATGAACGTAAGATACTGAACGATTATCTGGTCAAATCCTTCGAAACGGCTTCCGATCTCAACTTGTTCCTGGTCGAAACAGTCTGGCCGCGTTACCGGGTCTCGCGTATCCCGGCTCTCAAGGTTCACCCTCATTATGTCACACTCGGCGGTGTTCCCATCCCGCTACGCGATATCGTGCAACTCGCCAGGGAGCGCGCCGTCGTGCGCGACACGCGGTCCGGTCAGACCGTACGCCTCGAGGCGCACGGCCGCGATAGCATCGTCGCATCGCCCCACTTGACAACTTAATCATGTTCGCTACATTCAATGGGCGCCGGACATCGGCGCCCACGGAGGGTTTCAAAATGGCCGCTTATCTCGAAAAGTCCGACGTTCTCGCTGTCCGCCGCAATCCGCTCTACTGCCACAAGCATGGTCTGCAGCAAACCGCGACCGGATACGGCCGCAGGCTTGCCACGGAGTACCAAATACAGCTGCACGACAAACGCTGGCGCCGCGTCTACGTCTGTCAAATCTCCAACGCAGGCACAGCTTACGTTCTCGTGACCGGCGATTGGCGCGTCGTTTCCGACTACGGCGATGTCGCCAAAATGCTGAAACAAGCCGCATGAGGATTTCGCGACGGGTGGCCGGTGCGGCCACCTATCGCGGCATTCTGCCGCTCAAAGGAAAACCACCATGGCACACAATCTCGACACCTCCACCGGCAAGCCCGCAATCGCGTTCCGCGGCGATCGCAAGGACATCTGGCACCGGTTCGGTGACCAGCATCAGTACGGATGGACGATTCACGACTGGCAGAAACATGCCGGACTCGATTGGACGGCCATCAAAGTTCCGGCTCTGGCCGACATGTCGGCTCTCGACATGCTGGGCGGACCACTTGGACATTGCCAAGTGGACGGCGATCGCTACGTGGTGCGGTCCGACAATGGCCACGTGCTCGGTCATTGCTCGGACCGCTACCAGCCCGTACAGCCCTGCGAAGTGCTCGATTGGTTCGAAAAGTACTGTTCGGTCGACGGCCGCTTTCAGCTTGACGTGGCCGGCGCCTTGAAGAAAGGCGAGATCATCTGGGCAACCGCGACCTACAACGGCGATCTGATCGTGGCCGGCGACAAGCACGTGCCGCGCCTTCTCATGACCACCACGTTCGACGGGACTGGCAGCACGATCAACCGGGCCACCATGACCAGGGTCGTGTGCAACAACACCCTGGACTGCGCCCTGGCCGACAAGCAGAAATCCATCGTGCGCACCCGGCATTCGACAAAATTCGATGCCGCGCGCGTCGGCAGCGAACTGGCCACCATCGCCAAGGGCTTCGATGCCTACAAGGCAATGGGCGAGGCAATGGCCGGCCACCACATGGCCACGCAGGACATCTCCAGGTTCTTCAAAGCCTGCCTGGACATCCCGTTTGATGCCAAGCAGACGGACATCAGCACGCGCAAGTTGAACCAATATCAAGAGATCAACCAGAGCTATGGCGCCACGGTGCGCGACGGCGCCGAGCGCAATACCGCGTGGTCGGCTTTCAACGCCTTCACCCGCTACATCGACCACGAGCGCTCTACCAGGGGCGATGGCGAGGCTGCTGAGAGACGTTTCACTTCCAGCGTGGTGGACATGGCCGGAAGCGGTACGGCCCTCAAGGGACGCGCTGTCGCGGTCCTAGAGGGTATGGGTGTGAGTTGGACAAAACCGGATGACGTGGCCGGCATTCTGGCGCAACCCTTGCGTACATCCTTCGATCGCTAAACGTAAAGGTCGAAACCCTCCCCCCGCGAAGGGGAGGGTCGCGCCGTGACGCGGCGCCTGATGAGATCAAGGGAGACAGAACCAATGACCAGAAAACACTTCGAAGCAATTGCGACCATTCTCAGCGAACGGAGCGATCAAGCCGCAGTGCGCAATATGGCGCACGATCTGGCCGCGTACTTCAAGATCATCAACCCGGCCTTTGATACGATTCGCTTTCTGGAAGCGTGTGGTATCGGTACGGGGGTGCGGGCATGATCCGCAAACTGGGCTGGGCACTGCTGGCCACGATCGAACTGGCCAGCATCCTGGGCTTCATTGCCGTGCTGCTGACGTGGATACTGCTGACGCAGGGGAGTCTGCCGCTATGACCGTTGCTCAGTACGGCCCGGTCTATCCCGATCTTGGCGCGAGCGTCGCCAAGTTCAGGCGCATCAAGAACCCAACGCGCGAGCAGCGCGCCGCCCACGCAGATGCCATCGAGAAGGCCATACGCGCCAAGCAGCGCAGTGCCTTGCTGGCCTATCCTGGCAAGGTCCGCCGGGCGCGCACCGCCGAGGAGTGGCCAGAACTGTATGAACAAGCTATGAGGGGAAAAAACAGATGACCATTCGGGAAGATCTCATCACCCTGGCCGGCAACACCAGCGACTGGACGAAAGCCAAATCGGTCGAAGTCACCATTTCGGACGATGGCACGAAAATATGGGTCGATGTCGATGGCCGGAACTGCTTTCGCGCCTACAATGTCGAGCGCATCGTGGTCTACGATGGCCGGGGCAGCGATCACGGCGATTCGAGTGCTTGACGATCTTTCCACTGTTCGCTAAGAACGTGCCAGCGTGAGGGGAAGTCTCATGACTATTCAGGACGCACAGAATAAAGCCCGCGAGAGCGGCCCGCGCTTCATGCTTAAATAGGCCGACGCGCTATCGCCGAAAGGCATTTGGTGCGGACCATTCGTCCACGATACCGTAGCAACTTGGCTGTATGTCGGCGATCGTTACGAACCGGACTACAATCCAATGCAGCCACGCGCGCGCAAGCTTCTTGATAGAAGGCTGGCATGAAAGACATG